CGTTTATCCCTGCCGACAACGTCAAGGTTTCGATGTCTTGTTACATCGTCTTTGACGTTCCGCCGGCAGGGTATACGACCGCCGAGCAGCTCGCTGTGTACACTGGCTTCAAGAACCAGTTCACCGCGAGTACGGATGCTCTCATCAGCAAGCTTCTTGCTGGAGAGAGCTAGCCTGAGATGATCCGTGCGAAGGTCACGGGCCCCATTGCAGCTCGATTCGTCGAGTCTGTTAAGGGTGTTCCCAGCTCACGTGCGTTTCATCAGATCGAGGCAGAATTGGATGACGGCGATTTGTACGTTCATGTTCACCTCAGCTGGAAAGCTGTCGTGATCATTGGCGTCATCTTCGCCCAATCCATTCTCTACGTGGCACAACAGTACAGTTCTGTACTGATGCACCCGTAGTGTACTCGACCTTGCCATAAGGCACAGGTAGTGGAGTCATTGCGCAGAAGCAGTGCACGAGAGTGCGCTACCTCTCAATCTCGATTGAGAGTGGTCTTTGCCTTTATGGAAAATGATCCTCCATATCGGTGTATAGACGATCGCAATGACTGGAATGACACTAGGCTAGGGATCTCATTACCTCTATTAGGAGGGTGAGTGAAAAGCCTGATGTCACTCTGGACTAAGATGGCCGAGGAATCAGCCATCTTATGCTGCACCAGCGCCACCTCTGACATTAAAACGGCCAGAGGGCGGTTCGAACACGAGGGGTTATCGTTTCTGACGATAACCCTACCCGACTATGGAAAGTCCATCCAAAAATGGATTGACCAAGGTCAGGTCGGTATCAACTCTACCTTTTCTAAGAGTAGAGGAGGTTTCCCCCTTTTCTTGGGAGGTTTCCTCAACCGTGTGTTCGACCGGAGAAGTGGGTTGTTGCTTGACGACCCGCTCATTGATGCAGTCTTTGCTATTCGGCAGTTAACACTGTCGTTTGCAAAGATTTCTTTGCCTTGCACTGATGCAAGAGTAAAGAAAGCAATGAGTGGATATGTCAAGTGTGAGCAGGATGTCCGACAATTCGACTCCAACGTTACAGAGAGGGATCTCTGTGATTTTGAAGTAATGTCGAATTTGCTTTTCGAGAGCATGTGGACCATAGTGGACAGAGATGTCTACTATGACCGTTTGCTGCCGAAGCATGGACCAGGTGCCGTCGCGGATAAGCTTACCAGCAATGGTAAGTACCGTAATCGGACTTGGACCAGCCGTCTTCAGCGGGTTTTTCCCGTTGACAGATACCTCATTCCGAATCATCATTTTACTGATGTTTTGGATGAGGTGGACATCCTCGAACCTGGTTCTGAGATACCCGTTAAGGTTATCACAGTTCCTAAGACGTTGAAAACGCCACGGATAATTGCAGTTGAGCCTACGTGTATGCAATATACACAGCAAGCTCTCCTGCAGTCTATCCTGGAGGCCTTCTACAGGGATGAACTCCTGAGTCGGCTTATCGGATTTGACGATCAAGTGCCTAATCAGCACTTGGCTTGCCAAGGTTCGGTTGATCGCCGAACAGCGACACTCGATTTGAGTGAAGCATCCGATCGCGTTTCCAATCAGCTCGTCGTTCGCATGTTGCGAAGATGGCCCCTTCTGCAAGAGGCTATACAAGCAACACGCTCACGGCGGGCTGAAGTGCCTGGCTATGGCGTTTTACGCCTTGCCAAGTTCGCGTCTATGGGTTCAGCACTTTGCTTTCCAATTGAGGCCTTCGTCTTTACGACGTTGATCTTCCTTGGAATTCAAAAGTCGCTCAACCGCCCACTAACCAAGAAGGATGTAAAATCTTTTCTTGGCTTGGTGCGCGTCTACGGAGACGACTTGATTGTCCCTGTAGACCATGTGCGTACCATCGTCGACACGCTCGAACATTTCGGTGCTCGAGTTGGTGCCGACAAGTCTTTCTGGACCGGAGGGTTCAGAGAGTCTTGTGGGAAGGAATACTTTAATGGACACGACGTTTCAATAACGCGCGTCCGGCAAGTGTTACCTTCCACGATGGCAGACGTTACAGAGGTAATCTCGACCGTTTCTCTTCGTAACCAACTCTATATGAGTGGTTATATGAGAACGGCTGAGTGGTTGGATAATCTACTTATGGGGATGCTAAAGCATTACCCAGTGGTAGAGCCAACCTCCTCTGTGTTGGGCCGAGTTTCATACTCAGGTCCTGATGAGAATCAGACCTCTCGTATGCACTCGAGTCTCCATAGCCCCTTAGTTCGGGGGTATAGAGTGGAGGCCAAAGCGCCTAGCGATATGCTAGACGATATAGGTGCCCTTCACAAGTGCTTGCTGCAGCTTGAGCGTCGTTCTTCCTTAAGGGGTCAAGTCCCCTGGAACGACTCAGGCATGGACTCCTCCGGGAGTCCTACCCCGTGGGAGCCACCCATGGGTCATGCATCCAATCACTTGGAACGTTCTGGACGTCCCAAGCGCGTCAGCATGAAGCTTGGATGGTGGTCCCCTAGTTGATAGGGGGGCGGGGCCTATCTGGCCTTGTGGGAGA